GCTACCTGCTTATTTAACTCTTCTGTGTTAACATTTGCCGGTACCGATAAATCTGGCACACCACCGGCATTCAGTGCCGCTACTTGCTTTTCAATGTCTCCAACGTCAAGACTTGTGGGTATTTCTAGTCCCTGCATTCCCTGAGTGCCTAGCATTTTTGTTATATCGTCAAGATTTTGTGGCATCTCTAAGGATGTCGGTATCTTGACTTCCGCACCCTTCGGCACTTCTGGTGGTTTGGGTGGTTGCTTCTCTGCCTCCGCCTTAATGCCTAAGAATTTCTTTACTGCATCTACTGCTTTATCCCAATACTTTGCTATTAAAAGAGGTATCCCGATAATTGGTACAAATACCGCCAATACAACAACTGCCCAACCCGGTATTTTTGCGGCAAAGCCTTTTAAAGCAGTCCACCAAGTATCCCAATACTTTATAATTAAAATAACAACTCCGATTAAAGCCACAATAAGCAGAATTACAGCACCAATAGGGTTAGCATCCATAGCAATATTTAGAGCCCACTGCGCCGCCGTCCATATCAGCATCAATCCCCGCATTGTTAATATTACGGGTGCAAGTAAGACCAACGCTATTCTTTGTGCCGTGGTGGTAATGACAACTGCTCCTGTAGCTGCTGCATATAGCCATTGGGCGACAGTAACAATTAGTAAAATACTCCTATATGCGCCTGTTATTATTGCTGCAGATCTCGTATATATTGCAAGTGCCAGCGTCTTTGCTGCCGCGTAACTTGTCGCAATAGCCATTCTAGCAGTATTATACGCTGCTAGTATCATTGCAGGCACATAAGCCAAGATAAGCAACCCTGCTACCACTTTTATGACAATGCCATACCTCTCCCATAGACCTTTCACTGTATCCCAATTCTTATAGACGAGATAAGCAATACCTGCCACCAAAGCAAACGCACCAAAGGCAAGTAGAGTCTTAGTTGCTACCATGGTCCAGGTTATCCCCGACGCTACCATGATAATTCTAAGAATGCCCATGATTCCGACAAGCATCATAATAACGCCAACAACGGTAAGCGTTACAGACGTTGCTAACAGTGCCGCACCTATATATTTAATCATTTGCGGATGTGCTTTAGCCCAGACAACAACGTTATCTCCCAAATATTTGTTTAGCCCACGGAAGGCCGTTTTAAGTGGATCAAGAAACGGCTCCCCAATAACGCGCTTCGCTATCTTCCACGTTTCCATCATGGTTTCCATGAGGTTTTTGGTGCCGGACATTTGAATCTCGATCTGCTGATACATGTCCAACTGGTTGGCAATGTTCTTACTGACCTGAGTATATATATTTGAATCTGACGCCAAAGCTAAAGCGGTTACCTTGCCCTGCTCCAGGAAAACCTTAGACATAAGCGACTGAAAGGCGGCAGGATTGTTAATTTTCTTCCGCGTTTCCTGTAATATTTGAGTTATGTAATCAGCGCCTTTTGTCTGCCCTTTGTCGTCGAAAAATATGCTTGTACCGTCTTGCTTAAGCCAACCGAGTTGATCCATAGCACCTTTTTGTTTTTTAGTTTTCGGGATAAGCCTATCAAGAAAGTCTTTGGTAAACGTTCCTGCCGAAGCACCATCTTTTGTGTAAGTGCCAGTTGCGGCAAGTATTTTAACAGCGTCCTCTGGTGTCATGCCAAGCGTTCCGGCAACACCTGAGGAAGTCAACATACCTGACATAACTTGTGCATAATCCATTGTTGAAGCAGCGGCGGTTTTGGCGTAAAAGTTTGCCGCTTGCAGGGTACGATCTCCGCTCATATTAAAGGCAGCTTTCTGTTTGGCGATAAAGTCGCCGGCCTCTTGGGTACCAACCCCGCCCAACTGTGCTGAGTAGATAGCTGCGGTAAGTCCTGAGTAGTTATACCCGTCCTTACCTTTCATGCCAAGCAAAAACTCTTTACTCACGCCACCCTTAAGCATCCCCAGCGCTGCCTCTGCAACCCCGGTATCACTAAACTTTGTAGCAATACCGATTTTCTCGAAGCCATGCTCCAGTTCCTTGAGGGTTTGCTTTATCTCTCCCGCTTTACTCATATTTAAAAGATCCTTACCAAAGGCAGCTATTTTGACGTTATTCATAACGTCCTCGAATTCCATAGCCTCCTTAGTCACATCTTTTAGTGCCGACGTCACCGCAATAATTCCAGCGACACCGACACCTGCCAAAAGCCCTCCGGCGAAGGTAAATTTCTTTAATCTGTCAAGCCTTCTTAGGGTGTCTTCACTAGCATTTCCAAGCAGTCTAAACCTTGCTGCAACTCTATCAATGTAAGCGGAGGCGTGATCCACTGCTGAAATTATGACCGCTAACTTAAAAACTGTATCCATCAATCACGCCTCCTAACTTTTTGGATTGTTGAACTTATTGATTATTTTTATTGCTGCATATCTTTCACGCCTAGTAAACCCTACCGCCACGTCCCAGGGTATGCCGTTCATGGCGCACCCAATTAGTTCTTGGTAGGTAGGGTTATCAGTCATTCCGAGAGCTGTTCATCATCTTCCTTGAACTCATTTAAGGCTGAATATTTCTTATCAATCTGCGCCTTTTCTTTAGATGTGAAAGTAGCCCAGAACAGGTCAATGTCCTCGGCTTTTCTGATTGGATTAGGCTTTTCACCGTCAATACTGACGACGGACCGAGCCATCAAGCCTGCGCGGTATGACATAGCACCGGCAGAGTCAGGAGTAAATTTTTTACCCAAGAGTTTTGTAACGATGGTTTCGTCAAGGCCGGTTGTTTCTCTAAGAACAATAACCCTGCCCTTGTAAGTGGTTACGGAAGTTGCCTCAATGGTGGTCCCTCCCTCCGGCATATCCTCAGCCATTTCCTTGAGTAATTCTTTTAAAGTCGGCATAATAATCTCCCTTCGATGTGCAAATTTAAGACCTCAGATTTCTCCGAGGTCATTTTTACTCAGCAGTTCTGCGCGGCGAGAAGCCTTTAGCTTGTTCTTTGATCGCTTCTGCAGCTTTGTCCTGACTAAATTGATAGTCGTAAATGGTGACGTCCTCAAACTTGTACTTCTCTTGAGTGCCGTCATAGTGGTCGATCACCTGATTAAATTCAAATCGCGGCATAGGTTTGCCGTCATGGTAATTGTCTTCCAGTGAGGCGATCAGGTTTGCTAATTCCCTGTCAATCTTCTCCCCGTCCCAGTCGAGGGACCAACCCTGAGGCACAAATTGAGCATGAACCTTGGTTTCACCGAGAGGCTGTTTTTTCTTTAAGTCGCCCTCTTGCTTGGCTGAGAATTTTAACACCTCACCGACACTTTGCGGGCCACTGGAGGTAGTTACTGAGACATACGCCATACTTCCTAAAACACTGTCTTTAGCCAATTCCTACACCTCCACATTGGAACCAGACTCAAGCCTGATAACAATAAAGTCAGCGATATTCCACAACTTGATCTTCGGATCAGCGATCAGCATTTTAGCTGCCATTGTATCAGCAGTGTTATTTGTTGCATCAGCTGTCACCGAGTAACCTTCAATCATCTCAAGCTTTTGGTATGAACCAAAATATGACTTAATCTGATTGCCTACCTTATCACGTAACCCGTTCTTAACCTTAGGCGCATAGGTATGGGGTTTTGATTTCGACCACCTAAGAGCAATCGGCAATTCCCTCTCAAACAACGAAGTCATACGGCGACGAAAGATTTGCTCTAACTCCGAATCAGTAGAAAGAGTGATTCCATTGAGCACTTCCCAGCCTGCTCCGAAATTGATAATAGCGTTCATTCTGGCTGTAGTCAGCTTTATTGCCTCGTTGCGGTCAATCGGTATGGCACTACCTACTATACCGTTAACGGTCACACCTGCAGGGCTTTCGTGCGGACTAATAACCGATAGAACGCCACACAGGTAACCACCACCTGCTATCACAATACCGCTGTCGTCTTGATACCAACCATAGGCCATAGTTGCAAAGTCAGTGTTATAGTTAGGCACTGCGGCAATTGCTTGGTCAACCGTTTGACCACTCGGAGTATTGCAGACAGCAAAGCGGTTAAAGGTTTCTGCTTGTGTAATGAGTGATGTATTAACTGCCTGCGTCCCATAATCAGCGACATGAATAATCTCAACATCTGGCACCGCCTCAAGAGCTTTCAGACCTGTACGGTTGCCGCTTACATCAATAGCGCCCTGGTAACTGGCATCATTTAGAGCAGCGCCATCACTACCACCTAACATGGCAGTTGTCGATTTAACTGCAGGATTAGCTAAAGCTCCAACTGATGTGCTGGCTAAATCTTCGAGTATCACGTTTTTAGATTTACCGTTGATAATGGTTAAAGCGTACTGTTTGCTTGTTGCGTCCATCACCAAGTTGTCGTAAATCTCAGTTGCGCCATTACCGGAAATTGTGAGCTTGAAGGTGCTCGCTGTGCTGCCATCGGCAACTGTCACATTAAAGTCGTTGCCATATGCGCCCGGATAAATTGCTGAGACTTTTAATGTCTGATCTACCGGATCGCCTCGGTCATTAAGCGTAATACTTGCGGTACCGTAACCAGCACCAAGAACGCGTATTAACCTAAAGTTTGACGCTCCCTGCTTCCTTGCTGCAAGATAGGCATTAGCACCAGAGAACTGCCCTACGCCGACATTGCCCATTTTTAATACAAAGTCTTTTTCATCACCAACAGTAATCGGCATTCCTACCGCTCCGCGCTCAAAAATACCTACGATGCCAACAACTCCAGAAGGTAGCATCTTAAAGCCTTTTGGTGTAGGCGGTACCTCATAAATATAAACATCGGGAATAACCAACCCGGACAAATTTTTAACAATGGTCAATCTTATCCCCCCTTATGTAACTTGATTATTGACTACTAACTCGTCGGCAGGCTGGAAGGTGTCCGCTATCAGAAGTTTTCCGCTGCACTTAAGCGTATAATCTCGCTGATAGAACCCCACCTCGCCTTTGCTGTCGTGTGGTACGCCTTGAACCAAAATAACAGTATGATCGTCAAAAGGATCGCCTGGTAAATCGTGATAGCGTTTTTTCTGCAGGTATTCCTCAATTTTCTGCCCTTGTTCTGAGCGTTCACGCTTGGTCTCGGTGAATACTGACAACTGCAGCAGGAACCAGTACCTTTTCCATTCACCAACTACCGGCAGAGTGCCATCAGGATTTACAGGCAAGGTAACGTGTGAGTCGCCCGGCGTTACAAAATCCCTTGCTGTACCACTTATCTTTAATAACCCCACGGCAGGCGTTTTAAACTTAAAATGGGACGGGTCAGGATAATCTGCTTTAACTGTCATTTGCGTTCCTGTTGCTGCTCTTACAGCTACCTTTAAGGCTTCATAAATCAGCAATACCGGGTCCCTCACATGATCACCTCCTGAAAGTTTTCATAACTGCCTCGGCAAATTCACGTTTTACTTCTTCTTCGCTCTCGTGTAGCGAAGGTCTTGCGTGGGCTCTTTCTGGCACTGGTACTCTATGCCCTCTCCCTGCCCTACCGCCGAATTCGTGAATAGCGGCATACTCCTTGTCGGTACCCACAACTGCAGTCATGCCATTATCGCGGATTTCCATGGTGTAACTACCGCGTAGTAATCCCATGTCAAGCAAAGGTGCATCTGCATCAGTACCGGTTGCCCATGTGCCATGTTCGGCTAGATGCTTGACTCCCGAACGCATTAGTTTACCTTTTCTGGCTCCACGCTTAACGGTGAATTTGCGCTTGACGGTTGAGGCTTTTAGTTTCGGCCAACCTGCTTGATATTTACCAAGTTTGGCTTTTATTCTGCCCATCACCAGCACACCAGAGCGCTTAACC